TCTTCCGATCTTAATCTCTTTCTAATGTGTCCGTGACCGTGGGCGCGGATTATGCGGTCATTCCAGTGACCGGGAATCCATTCAAGGAAGATGACGCAGTAAACATCGTAGGTACGGCTACGGCTGGCGGTCATACTTATACCGTGAGCATATCCACAACGGTCATGGTCGCGGAAACGAACAGCATCAGCATCGCATCCGAGTCATTCATAGAGCTTATAGGGGAAGGTGTGCAAAGCGCTACACTTACAGCTACGATCAAGCGAGAAGTGCCAGAAGACCTTGCCCATGTTCTGGAATGGAATAACAGGCTTTGGGGCGTGTCGGACGAGGATAATACGGTCTACGCCTGCAAGCTGGGCGATCCTACAAACTGGACATACTACCAGGGGACATCTCTTGATTCCTTCTACGCCCAGCAAGGTACGGATGAAGTGTGGACCGGCTCCGCTGCGTATTCCGCACATCTTATCTTCTTCAAGCAGAACAGTATGTGCAAGATATACGGCACATCACCATCAAGCTACCAGGTGGTAAACGCAAAGGTTTTCGGATGCGAGGAAGGAAGCAGTAAATCCATCGTGGTGCTGAACGATGTGGTCTTCTATAAGTCTACATTGGGCATCATGGCATACGAAGGTGGTACGCCGTATTCCATAGGCGAGAAGCTGAATACCAAATTCAAGAACGTGGTCAGCGGAACAGATGGAATCAAGTATTATGCATCCGTGGAATTGGAAGACGGTTCTCATGAAGTCTTTGTGCTGGATGTGGAGAAAGCGCTCTGGCATAAGGAAGACGATAAGGCATTCCGTGATACCTGTACCTTGGACGGAAGGATGTACTTCATTGACGAGGATGATGACAAGGTTTATGTCACGAATCCAGAAACGCCAACAGAGTCGCGTCTCATGAAGTGGTCTGCGGTGTTCGGTCCTTTTGATGAGTATGTCGAAGACAGGAAGATATACAGCAGGCTTTCGCTCCGGTTCCTGGCGAAACCGAAAGCCATCGTGAAGGTGTTCATCAAGATGGATAAAGGCGAATGGGAAACGGTAGGGGAGTACGCATATACCGAGACCGGCGGCGAAACTATTCCTATTGTTCCGAGGCGGTGCGACAGGTACAGCATCAGAATTGACGGCATTGGAGAGTGTGAGATCAAATCTCTCACAAGAAGAGTGCGGAGAGGAACGCGTGGTAAGTTATGATTCTTGATTATGATACCAGGCCAGATGCGACATTTGACGAAAAGATACGTTCTCTCCGTGACAGCATCCAGCTTGCCTTGAACGAGCTTGAGTCCTATGCGGAAGGCCAGAAGACCAAAGGCAATGCGGATACGGCTCTCAGGATCGCAAGGCAGGCGCTTGCCGCCGCAACAGGTGGAGCGGAGCCAGCAACAACCCTTCCATTGATGGATGGTACGGCGGCGATAGGCACAGACACCAAATACGCCAGGGGTGACCACAGGCATCCGACAGATACATCCAGGGCAAGCGCGTCCGATCTGTCAGCGCTTACTATAACGGTGTCCGGCAAGGTAGACAAGGAGACCGGGAAGGGGCTGTCAACAGAAGACTACACATCCGCCGAGAAGACGAAGCTGGCCGGGATCGAAGCCGGGGCGGAAGTCAACGTGCAGGCTAATTGGAATGAAGCGGACAGCACATCGGATTCCTACATTCAGAACAAGCCGACCTTGGCAGCGGTAGCCACATCCGGTTCCTACAACGATCTCGCTGATACTCCGGTCATTCCGCCTGGGGCTGTTGTTGACACAGCCATGTCGAATACTTCCGAGAATGCTGTGCAGAACAAGGTGATAAAAAACTATGTGGATTCCAACATTCCGACCATTCCAGAGTGGACATTGGCGGGATCGGTCACTGGTCAGACATGGCTCACAGGCATTCCGGCAACGGCAAAGGAAGTATACATCGAAGTTTACACAGGGAATCACACAGCGATGTACTCCGGGGTGTATCTCAGAAACAACATGACCACAGGTGTGCTTAACATTGGCGGTTATTACATTTCATCTTCTGACTATGGATTGTGTAACGTAAACATTGCCAACAACGGGACGGAAGTACAGATAAGGAATCACAGGTATGGTGGGACCAATTACACTACTACAGCAACGATGAGAGTCTTCTACAGATAGAAAGGAGAAGCTATGAATCTTACGCAAGCGCTTGGAAAACTTTATGAAAATCTCACAGGGCAGAAGCCAAAGAACACGCAGACAAAAATAATCATGGATATCGCGAAAGGCATCGAGGATGGAAGCATTTCTCCCGGCGGCGGTGGGTTAGAATGTGCTACGGTGAAAATTACAAACACGAAGGGATCCCAGGCTACGATGCAAGCACTCATAGACAAAGATGGAGTGCTTACACATGAGCCTATCAACTTCAAGGCAGGAGAAACCAAGACACTTGTTGCCGCCTATGATGTTACAGGTAAACGGCCTGTCTTTGATGCATACTTTAATCCGAACAAATTCACAATGAATTTCATCACACAGGTACAGACAACCGACTTCCAAGAAGTCGATGATAACTGGGTAAATAAACGCATTTATGCAACCGTGGATACAAACGAGATTGTCATTGAACTCAAGTAGTAGAAAGGGAGTAAGTCATGAATTTTAGAATCGGAAATCGAGCTTACGACATTTTGAAGTGGATCGCATTGGCGGTCATCCCGGCTACGGAAGGCTTGTGGCTTACTGTCGGGAAGGCATGGGGCTTCCCTTATCTTACAGAAATTGGTACCACCATCGCCGCCATAGGAGTCTTCATTGCCGCCGTGATCGGAGTCACATCTTCCAATTACTACGCGGATGGCGATGTCTACGATGACCACATCGAAGAGACCGAGGAAAGCGAGGATACGGAAGGATGAGAAGACCAAACTTTTTTAAGCAGTATGACAGCCGGTGGGCATCGAAATCCTGGCATGGTCAGACGCTTAGGGCGCATGGGTGCGGTCCTACATCCATTGCTAACTGCGTTTCTGTCATGACCGGTCATGAGAACATCACGCCGAAAGATACATGGAAATGGATATGCGATCATGGATTCATGACGGTCGGACACGGCACCATTTGGGATGGCATGACCAAATGCCTGGAGCATTACGGCATCAAGTCAAAAATCAGCACATCCAAGTCCGAAGTGAAGGAAGCTCTCAGGGCGAATAATTTTGCAATTCCTCTCATGGGGCCAGGGCTTTGGACGCGTGGTGGCCATTTCATTACTGCGTACTATGTGGACAGTAATGACAATATCTACATCAGCGATCCGGCATCCAGTGCTGCAGCCAGACAGAAGAACAAATTCAATACCTTCTGGTCCCAGGAGAAACGGACATGGATCATCATCGATACCGAACAGTATTTCTCTAAGGACCCGAGTCATCCGACCGGCAAAGAACGGTATTCGATGTATGTCTTCTCTGATGATGGTTGGGCGTACATCCGCAAGGGAAGAAGCACAAGGTACGCTGCCGTGGATAAGGTAAAGAACGGCAAGAAGCTGAAGCTGAAGAATTACAGTGATGGCTGGTACCAGATCGCCGCAGGAAAGTACAGAGGTTACTTCATTTCCGAGCAGGTGCTTTCCAAGACAAAGGCTATCCATAAGAAGTACAAAGTCATTGCGAAAGGTGGTCTGAGAGTCCGGGCAGGATATACCAAGAAGGCCAAGATGCTGAAGGTGCTGAAGAAAGGCACCATAGTGACAGCGGCAAAACAGAGAGGAAGATGGGTGTATGTTCCTTCCGTCAAGGGTTGGATGTGTACAGAGAGTGCTTCCGGCACGATGTATCTGAAAGAGGTGAAGTAAATGGCAAAGAATGAGATCACTGCATTTTTCAAAGGCAGGACGGGTGTAGCCGAGCCGCTCTACCAGTACGATGTGGGGCAGGTGCTGGTGATAGATGGCATCGAAGATCTTCCGACTCCGTTTGAGGCGGAGTACGAAATGTCCGGCGCGGAAGAGACCATTCCTGCTGTTGGACAGGATTACAGGGTGGCCATCCCGGACAGAGTGCTTTCTCTTCCTGGCATCGTGACAGTGTACATTCCTGTTCATAACGGTGAGACAGATGCGGAAGTGGAATATGTGGTCAGATTCAATGTCATCAACCGGGCGCGTCCTGTAGATGACGGAACGAGCGAAGACCAGACAGCCATATCCCAGGCGATTGCACTTCTTCAGACAAGATCGGAAAGAATCAGCACAGAGATCGTGGAAGCGGTAGCAGACCAGCTTCCTGGAGTCCTTGACAGCATGGCAGAAGACTTATCCGCCTATGCGCGCCATGTAGCCACAGTGATCGCGAGTGCTGTTGCCGGTCACTACAACGTCAACAACAAAGTGAATCCTGCTCACTTCCTTGCCTATGATGGCAAGCTGAGAGTCCTGAAGCCGGCATTCATTCCAGAGAGTTCGGATGCCTATTCGATTTATCTGAACGGCGTGAAACTGAGCGGAAACGATTTCTATTATTCCGATTTTGCTCCGATTCCCGGACAGACCGGCGAGTATATGATATTCAATCTGACTAACTTCACCACAAATGCGGAAATCGAAGCGCTTCTGGCTGAGAACGAAGTCGAGGTAGTAGTGCTGAAGGTAGGAGGTGAACAGTAATGGCATACGGAGTCAAAGAAGATAAGACAAAGGCGAACATCGTGGTTTACAGCCATACGTTTTCCGCAGTATCAACCTCAGGAGAACTGGAGTATACAGGTTCCTGGGATGAGCTTTCTGCACTTGGTGTGGATGCTCAGGATTTTTCTGATGGTAAGTGGGTAATTCTCTCCTGCTATCAAGAAAATCACCAGACAAATACAGGTAAGCGCTTTGACACAATGGCGCTTAGCAATGATATTGCGTATCCGAGAGCGACATTTTTGCCGGACGGTGAGCCATTTGTGCCGGACAGTGATTCCTTCACTCTTAAAGGTCTTAATGGGTATGGTGGTTATGGATCAACCTGTGATGTTACGGTTTATGTTGTCCTGATGAAGATCGCGTAGGAGATTGTCATGAATACTATTGAATTGAAATTTGAAGTAAACGGGCAGTATCTCCTGCCGGACAACAGGCTGAACGGTCTTTTCCAGCATCGCCTTGCATCGCACACGGTGAATTATGTAAAAGCTGTTTTTGAGCTTGATGATACCTGGAAGGGCTTTGATGCAGTGACGGCCATATGGCGGTCCGGGTATGACCGGATAGCTGTCGTTCTGGATACGGAAGGAACGTGCATGGTTCCGCCGGAAGTCATGACTAAGGAAGGCCGTGTATATGTGAATCTGGTCGGAAGTAACACATCTGACGGCGATCTGTATGACCGGCTCACGACATATTCCGAGTACGCATTCAGCATTGCGGAAAAGGTTCCCATCACAGGAGCCGTATCTCAGAGAGTATCCGCCAGCCAGTTTGAACAGTATATTGATGTCATCAAGAAGTATGTAGACGATGAGATCGCAGCGCTTAAAGAGTACGTTGACAGCAAGGTGAGTGAGGCATAGGGTGGTGATGGATATGATTACGATTCAGGATTTTCTTTCGGTCTGTGCCGGATTCACCTGTATCTGTGTGGCGGCTGGATGGCTGATAAAAATCATTAAGGCGGTGAAGAAACCGGCTGACGATGTCAACCAGAAGCTGGACCGTGACAATAAGCGCATCCAGGCTTTAGAGGAAGACATGGTATTCCTAAAAAACTCCATTCCGCTCTTGATGAGGTGCGATCTGGTGATTCTTGGACATCTGAGGACAAATAACAACACAGGGCAAATGGCGGACATGGAGAGCGAAATCCAGGAATTTTTGATAAAGAGATAGGTGGCCTTATGGAAAACAAAGATGTGCCTTTTATCGTGCATGAAGGAATCATGAGCCGGATGGAGCGACAGGTGAAGAGACTATTCGTCCTGCTTGTTGTTGCTATCGTGGCTGTGGTTGTGAGTAATGCTGTGTGGTTGTACGCTTGGATGCAGTATGACTATTCTAGCGATACGGTCACAGTAGACGGAAAGGAAGGTATCGCCAATTATATCGGTAATGACGGGGAGATAATCAATGGCGAAGATAGTAGTAAAAAAGCGCAAGCGCGTCCGTAAAGACGGAAAGTCTAAAGGGACGCGAGTTCGAAAGAAAAATGTAAAAGTCAAAGCATCATGAAAGAATTCGACATCAGCAGGAGCGAATTATCCGCTCTGATAGATGAATGGATTTTCAAGGAAAGAGACAGGGCTATTTTGAAGCGCCGTCTTCTTGATGGTATTTGCTATGAGCCGCTTGCGGAAGAGTTTGGTCTGTCCGTAAGGCAGGTGAAAAGAATCGTCTACAAAGCCGAGGAACAAATCTTCAAGCACATTTAATATGTCTACATATGTCACGAAACAGGCACATTCACTTCATGGTGGATGTGCTTTTTTTATGCGAGAATAATGGCAGGAAGGGAGAATGCCATGTATATAGAATATAATCCGAATCCAGTAGGGAGAAGGGTAGGGGATTGTTCCGTCAGAGCTATCGCGAAAGCGCTGGATGTATCCTGGGAAACTGCATACATCATGATGACGATCAACGGAGTGGAAATGGGCGATATGCCATCCGCAGACAGTGTGTGGGGGTCTGTACTCCGGCAGGCAGGATTCTATAGAGCAGCGCTTCCAGATGAATGCCCGGATTGCTATACTGCGGAAGATTTCTGCCGTGATCATCCGCGTGGCACGTTCGTGCTTTGCTTTGGCGGTCATATTGGTCATGTGGCCACAGTGATAGACGGCGATCTGTATGACACATGGGATTCTTCTCAGGAAGTACCGCAGTATTACTGGTATAGAAGGGAGCATGAAAATGGCATATAACAGTTTCTTTCCGGTCGGCTATCAGCCTTATCCACAACCGACTTATGCACAACAGTATCAGCAGAGTCAGCAGTATCAGAATCAGCAAGCACAGCCATCACCGAATTTGATTTGGGTACAGGGAGAGGCTGGTGCAAAGAGCTATCTGGTGGCACCTAACCAGTCCGTTACACTGTGGGATTCCGAGTCCCAGACGATATACATCAAGAGTGCGGACGCATCCGGTATGCCCAGCATCAGAGTCATTGACTACACTTTCCGCGAGAATCCTGCCCAGAAAGCTCAGAATGCTCCTGAGGGCGGTTTTGCCACGAAGGAAGAAGTAGATACCATTCGGCAGGATTTGATGGTTCTGAGGGCGAATTACGAAGCCATGAAGGGAGCGGAAAAATGATGATGCCGAACAATAATATCATAAACCAGTTTATGAATTTCAGAAGGATGTACCAGGGCGATGCGAGGGCGCAGATTCAGAAGATGCTGAACAGCGGACAGATCACACAGGAACAATACAACAATGCTGTACAGATGGCACAGCAGCTTCAGGGGATGCTCACATCCGGCGCGCGAGGATTGATGCATAAATAAATGAAAGGGGTATGAGTTATGGCTTTTACTGATGAAAGTGGGGCTGGCATGGTGATGCCGGTTTCCCCGATGTACGGGAACGGAAACGGTGGTTTCGGTTTCGGAAATGACAGCGGATGGTGGATAATCCTTCTCTTTATCCTTCTTGGAAACAACGGATGGGGAAACGGCTATGGAGGCGGAAATGCTCCGTACATGGTTGATAATTCCGTTCAGAGAGGATTCGACCAGAGTGCTGTCATGAACGGTCTGACAGGCATTCAGGCGGCTGTGACCGGCGGCTTTGGAGATGTGCAGGCCGCGCTTTGCAGCGGATTCGCTGGGGTGTCCAATGGGTTCGCCCAGGCTGAGATCGCGGAAAATGCCAGGCAGATGGCAAACATGAATCAGATGTTCGCTCTTCAGAGCCAGCTTGCTGATTGTTGCTGCGAAAACAGGCTGGCATCCGCTGACCTTCGGTACACCATCGCAACAGAAAACTGTAATGATCGCGCTGCGTTATCTGACGGCATTCGCGACATCCTGGTGGCTAACCAGGCGAACACACAGAGAATCCTTGACACCATGTGCCAGGATAAAATCGATGCCAAGAACGAAAAGATCGCTGAGCTTCAGAATGCGCTTACGATGGCAAATCTCGCGGCTTCTCAGAACGCACAGACCGCGACTATCCTTGCAAACAACGAGGCGCAGACATCCGCTCTTGAACAGTATCTGGCACCTGTGCCGCGTCCTGCATACATCGTGCAGAATCCGTCCTGCTGCCAGAATACAGCCGGATGCGGATGCGGATGCGGATGCGGATTTTAGTGAGGTGACGGTATGGCGGAGTTTCTTAACAATGACATCCAGGTTGTTCAGCCAGGCCAGCCGGTCCTGCTGAGAACATCGATCGGATGCCCGAATGGTTATTTATACCACAGACCAGAAAGTGGGATTATAACTCTGAGAGGTATCGTCAAAAATCCGTGTGCCAGTTTTGCCAGGTACCAGGTGACCTTTAATGGAAACATCGCGGTGCCGGAAGACGGTGCCGCGGGTCCGATCAGCGTGGCGCTTGCGCTGGACGGCGAGCCGATTCTCACTTCAAGAGCCATCGTCACGCCTACGGTGGTGGACAGTTATTTTAATGTGACCAGCACAGCGATCATCACGATCCCGGCAGGATGCTGTTTCAATCTTTCGGTTGAGAACACATCCGAGGGAGCAGGAGCAACGGCGGCACCTGCCATCAATGTGCAGAACGCAAATCTGACGGTCACAAGAATCGCATGAGGAAAGGGGTATCATAATGCAGGAGCTTTACACACTGAAAGAAAAGCTGTGCGATGCGCTTGGCGAGTATGCCAGAAAGGACCTTTCGTCAAGCTCGCTTCAGATGGTTGATACACTTGCCCATGCCTGCAAGAATATCTGTAAGATCATCGAAGAGTGCGAGAAGGACGAGTACAGCGAAAGCATGAGCAGACGGTCCTATTATGGGGATTCCTATTATGGCGAGTCCTACGGAGACGGAAATTCCTATGAGAGTGAGCGGTATGTCAGACCAGACGGAACCTATGCCATGAGAAGCACGAAGCGTGACAGCATGGGAAGGTATGCAAGATCTTCCGGGGACACGGTCAAGCAGCTTAAGGGAATGATGAACGGAGCTGATGAAAAGACCAGAATGGAGATTCAGAAGCTGATTTCCAAACTTGAAAAATGACAGAGATCATTCCCGAATTGGCAGGCGTATGCCTGCCTTTTTTAGTGTAGACGAAAATACAAAGCGGTTTTTCTATACTGATATAAGGAAAATACTCATGTGGAAGGAGAATACCATATGGCGAACAATAAAAAGACAACGAGTAAGTCAACCACGACAACTACCACAACGGTGAAGAAGTCTTCCCCGGATAAGGGAAACGGCCTGGGATTTGTAAAGATTTCCTCTAATATGCCGAATCAGATCGCACAGGAATATACGCCCGAAGTGTTCAAGGAGAGCTATAATCCTGAAGCATATCGCTCTGAGTACCAGGATCGTATGGATGCGGCTCTGAACAACGTGCTGAATTTCCAGTACGATCCGCTCCAGGATGCATCTTACCAGGCGCTGGCAAAGGTATACGGTCAGAGAGGGAATCTGGCGGCAAAGAATTCTTTGGGCGATGCGGCGGCTCTTAACGGCGGATACGGAACAAGTTTCGCAACGGCTGCCGCACAGCAGGCGAGGAATCAGTATAACCAGGAATTGGCCGCTCTTATCCCCGATCTGGAACAAGCCGCGTATTCCAGGGCGAATAACAATCTGTCCGTACTTGGGAGCGCGGATGACAGGGCTTACAGGAATTTCCGGGATGCCCAGGCAGACCAGCTTGATCGTCTGAATTTTGAGCTTAACAAATTCAATACGAACGAAGGAAACCGTCAGTGGGCATTCAGCCAGCAATACCAGCAGCTAAGAGACGCTATGGCAGATTGGGAATGGGCGAAAGGCTACAATCTTGACTACGACAATCACCTGTACAGTACCGGCCAGAAGACGGTGAAGAGCAAATCCTCCGGTTCCTCTTCCGGCGGTGGTGGCGGTCGCGGTGGCGGTGGCTACTATTACGGTGGCGGCGGCAATGGTGGCAATAACAGTACGCCGAGCGGAAGCGATCCATACCCGGAAGCAAAGAAAGAGGCCGGTAGGGGAACGCCTCAGAAGGGTGGCGGTTCCTCCAACATTTACGGATATGTTCCGACAGCCGGGGCTGGCACTGCGGCAAATATGCGTCTTATCAACAGCCAGGATGCATTAAGGTATACCGATTCAGGAGACGAACAGAAGAAGAGATATAGATAACACTTACAAGGCGGCGGCGAAAGCTCAAGCGTAGGAGGGATCATGTCGAGAGAATACGCAGAAGAAAAAAAGAGAAGAGAAGAAGCTGAGAGACAGAGGGCGAAGAATGCGTCTTCTGTCTCTTCAAATATGCAGAAGCCGAGTGCATCGTATACCGGCTCCTATCAGCAGAGAAGGGTTTCTAACGATAAAAGCGCGAGCAATCTGAGAAACGCGCAGCAGAACAGGACGAATACCGTAAGCAGCAACAGAAACAGCGCACAGACCAACACACAGCAGATTCAGCCCACAAATTACAGGGACAAGACCAGCAATACTCACAAGGTTAACAACGACAAGAGTATGGCTAACTTTGAGTCCGCAAGACAGAAAGCACAGGCAGAAAGACCAAATCGCCAGCCGGATGCTTATGGGAAGCTCCAGAAGGTTGGCCGGAATGCCGGGGAAGTCGCAAAGGAATCTCTGAAGCGAGTTTACTACGGAGATGTGATCGCGACAAATGAGGATGGCGCTTACTCCATTTCCGATGACCAGAGGGGTGTTTTCGACCGGGAGAAATACGAAGAGTCCAGGAAAGAGAACAAGGCGCGTCAGCAGAGGTACATCCAGAAGAGGGACGAATCCGAGCAGAGAACGGCTGACATCACAAGAGGTGCGAAGGGCTTAGAGAAGGCCATCTATGATGCCGTGGATTCCGGCACAGGCATGGTAGCTGACAGCGCTTTCGGTCCTCTTTCACTTCTTCACATGGGAGTAAGGACGGCTGGTTCCTATCGTGGTAAAGCCATGCAGGAAGGGGCAACAGACGAGGAAGACCTTTGGAATTCCGTGATGCATGGTGCGCTGGAAGCCACAACGGAAAGATTCTTCAGGGGTATCGGTTTGGCTTCTAAAGTGACCGGCGGAAGAGGGCTTTCCCCGGCGACAGCGCTTGCGAATCGTCTCACGAAGAGAATGGGCGGCAGAGCGGCGAATGCGGCACAGCTTGCCATTCGGTACGGTGGCGGTATTGCTGAAGAGAATCTGGAAGAGATTATGTCCGCGCTTGCCGAGAATCCTATGGAAGAGATCGCCTACAGAGGCGCGGCAAGACAGAGGAAAGCGGATGACATTCACTCCCAGCTTGTGGATCAGAGCAATCAACTCCGCTCCCAGATCACTTCCCCGGAACAGGCTGAGGTGGCATCCGCATATCTTTCTTCCCCGGATTTCATTGAAGAAAATATCAGGATGTATAAGGAAGCCGGTATTCCCGATGACCAGGCTACAGAGATGGCGGAAGCCATGCGTGATTATCTGGCGGCGAATCTTTCCGGCGATGTAGATAAGATGGCGGATATCGAGAGCCGTCTTGTTAATGATATCGCTGGCAGAAGAAATCTTCTTCCCGATCTTGGCGAGATGCGTGACACCATCGCTGCTACCACACTGCTCACTGGTGTGACCGGGCTTCCCGGAATGGTGAAAACCACAGACATAGGGAGCCGCATCAAAGCGGAATTGGGAGATGCGAAGCTCCGGGCGCTGGCTAATTCGGCCATCAATTTCGAAGACGAAGAAGCATCCATGAGCGCACAGGCCATCAAGGACCGTCTGGATGCCGGGCAGGAGATCACTGCATCCCAGGCATATGAGCTTTCTGAGGCGCTTGAGCAGCAGATGGCAAAGAACAACGAGAAGGAAGCCGCGTATTTCGATACGGCAAGAAGAATCATCTCCGAAAACAATGACAATATTCCTTTCACCATTGACGAAAACGGGAATACGGTCATGGATGAGATGACCGCAAAATCGTACAATGTCGAGAAGGTAAAAGCGTGGGATATCGTTGACAATCTGGACGGCGCACAGGTGGAAGGTGCTGAAGACCTTTCTGATGAAGATCTTCAGAAAATCGTCAATGCCATCGCCGGATTCAAGACCGGGGTGTTCACATCGAATGATATTGATGTGTTCGGATACACAAATACGCTGGCGCGATCCGCTTTTAAGGAAGCAACAGGAATCGACCTTAACGATTATACTGTCTATAAGAAGGGTGGACAGGTAGACTATTCGAAGACAAACGCAAAGCAGAGCAGAGCGCTGTTTGCCCTGGCTGCGGACAATCTTGTGGAAAGCGCAAGAGTGGAAACCGCAAACTGGATCGACACAGCATCCGGGGCGGCTCTGGAAAGCGTGACGAAGCGCATGGACGGAAACGGAAGCGCGGCTGTTATCAGCGCGCTGGATAACGTGGATATCCGTGACAAAAATGCTTATATGTACAATCTGACAGCGGCTGACACGATGTACAGCATGGCAAGGCGTATGCCATTGACATGGGAGCAGGCGCGTGATTTTTCTGTGTCCGCATTCCGTGGTGCTGACGAGGAGATGCTCCATCAGATGTATGAGGCTGGAATCCGTGACCGTGAAGCCGTAGAAGATGAAGCAAGAGGAATCCAGACCGTCATCGATCAGGCGATCTCCAAAGGTAAAGAATCCGGCACAGCTTATGTGAACGGAAAGTTTACGGATGAGCGGACCGACAAATCGAAGCCCATCAAGAAGTCCGACATGAAGATTTTTCAGGATATCGCCCAGCAGCTTAATATCAATATCGCCATATCCGACAGCATCCAGGGGAATGGTCAGTATAGTCCTAAGACCGGAAAGATCACGCTGAATGCGGCAAGCACCACAGAGCAGAATCTTGGGTACATCTTCATGCATGAGACCACGCATCACCTGCGTCTTTATGCGCCGGAGCATTGGAACAAACTTGTCCAGCTTGTCAAGACCAGATGGTCTGATGTAGATCCCGACAAGATGAATTCCGAGATCGATGCAAAGATAGACCTTTACAAGAGAGCTACAGACGGCAAGCAGATTCTATCAAGAGACCAGGCGCTGGAAGAGATCATCGCGGATTCCGCACATGAATTCCTGCTGGATGAAAACTTTGCAAAGGAAGTCTGTGCGGAAGATATGGGGCTGGCAAAGTCCATCCTGAATTCGATCAGAAGCACACTGGAAAAACTGCGTACCGTCATCGCAAACAATTACAGCGATGACACAAGGATGCGGTCACTTTTCAGTGAGCTTGATATCCTGGAAGAAGCAGAACGGCTCTGGCTGAATGCCTACTCTGAAGCATACAAGAACAATATGGCTGTCGGCCTTGTGGAATGGAATGAAAGAAACGGCGAGAAACTTTCCGCGAGCGTGAGAAATTCGTTCAGTGAAAATCAGGGTGTACGTTTTGCGCTTTCAAACCCGATCGAGCGCGTTAATGACCTGGTGGCTGTGCATAATCTCAGGCAGGACGAAGTCAAAAAAGCGCTTTCACTTGGCGGTCTCCCTATGCCATCAATTGCCGTTACTAAGGATAATATGAATCATGAAAACTATGGCGATGTGACAATGATGTTCCATAGTGACACGATCGATCCGAAGAAGAATAAATTGAATAAGGTGTATGGCGGCGATGCGTATACTCCGGAATTTCCAAGAATTAGGTACAAGGCAAATGAAAAAGTCAGTAACAGAATAAAAGATTTATATTATTCTAATGTTGAACGCATTGGATCTTCTGGAATGGAGGCTCTCTATCCTCTTGCACTTACGACAGAAGACGAATTGGATAGAGAAGGTGGGGAGGAAGGTCTTAAGCTGAAATATATGAACAGTCCGAGGCTTATGCGCACATTCCTAAAACTTAACGATATTGATGTAAAGGATGTCGTTAAGCGCACAGAGACATCTATGACAGACGAAGAGATACGGATGAATCAGTCTATAATTGATTCGCTTGGGGAAGATGTTTTGCGTACATTTAGTCCTGATGGGGTCCGTGGTCGTGAATTAATGTCATACAGAAGCCAGTGGTTAAAGGATAATATGGAAGCGCTTGAAAACGCATACACTGAATATTTCAAAAGCGGTGCAATTCACTTTTCCGATGAGCAGATAAGGGAATTCCTTGATTCCATGAAGCCCGGTGAATATGCTTCTACTGTGCGCAAGGCTTTGACATATCTTGATAACGGTCCTAATACGGTAAAAGAAACAGTGGACATAGGTGCCACAGAAGAGAAGGTAACGCGGACCGCCTTTGAAAACGGATATGCCGAGTGGATAACTGATTTACTTGACGGCATTGAAGAAAAGCAAGGCATAAGAAACGAAAAAGACGAATTCACATCCAATTATAAAAGAAGATCATGGGATAGCCTCCACGATCCCGTGACATTGGACAATGTTGTCAGGGCAATGAAAAAATCAATGCCGAAGGGATACGGTGGCATTCGTGGGGCCGCTACAAAGAATTATGCTAATCTTGACGAAATACGCGAGGATTCTGATCGTATTCAGATGATGCCAGAAGAACAGTATGAATCCGCTGTGCAGGATGCATTGCAGGATTTCATGAATGTTCTTGATGATATTCGCGCATCAAGTGCTTCCGGTTCTGCATTTGATGTGCATTCTATCGAGGACGGGCTTATAGACATTCTTAACAAGACAACAAATAAGGCCGAGATTAAGAGCAGAATGGAATCAGATATGGGCCTGAATATCTCTGCAAAGCAGATGGACGATCTGATGGATTCCCTGAATAAGATGTCTAACATTCCTACCGGGTATTTTGAGGCTAAGCCGAGGAGAGCTGTCCGATTTGATGAGGTAAAGGCCGCAATTGTACCTGTAGGGATGGATAGTGAAACCATTGACGAGCTTAAAGGATACGGTGTGGCTGTTTATGAATACGATCCTAATAAGGACGGTGACAGGACGGCAAAAGTCAATGCTGCAGCAGATGATAACGATCTCCGTTTCTCCTTCAACGAAGAGAACAGCCATGATTATGTCGAGAATGAGATCATCGGTAAATCCGAGAATACTCCTTCCGAGCTTGCGGATGAAGATGTGATTCGTTACTCGTTCGGTCAGGGCGGAACATTCTTCTCCAGGGGAATCCACGCATACAGCATCAAGCCGACAGAAGCCGCGGTAAAAACACCTAACAGAAAGACGGTCAATCCGCTCCTGGAATCCGGCAAGGACATCCTTGAAAGGACCATGCGGAAGAACATGAAGACCGAGCTTTTGAAACGGGGGATTCGCGGAGCAAAAGCAACAGATATCATCAACGAAAAGATTGATGTTGTCATGAAATTCTTTGATGCCATGAATCAGTTTATGGTCGATTCCGGGTATCAGTATACTTTCATAGGGCTTCAGAATGTCGAAGACGCAAAGATAAATGTTCGGAAGCTCGCTGACGGCACAGTAACTATCACCATGTCCGCAATGGTGAAGAATTCGGATTACCCGGTTAATTTCGATTTCACTACCATCTGCAAGAAGCGTCAGGCATTTAATGCTGTCATTGAAGGGCTGGCAAAGAATGCGAAAAATGGCGAGGACATTTCCCTTTCCCCGTCACAGCTAATGGAGATCAACAACGAGTTAAGGAAGGCCGGAGTGGAAACGGCCTGCCTTGGGTGCTTTGTCGAATCCAGGCGTTACAATATGCAAAACTACACGAACAAAGTGGTCAATCTTTGGAATTCGTGTGTGGATGATATTGCGCGTCAGAAGGGCATCGATCCTGATACACTGGATGATTTTAACTTTGCAAAAGGGAAAGAAGCCACAGAAGAAGATTTCCAGAACGCCGCGGACACATTCCTCGCTTATGAGAATACAAAGGGCGAAAAAGGAAACCCGGAAGCGAGATTCCGTCACATCATTTCTTCCAGCGGAACCAAGTACATGAAGCATCTTCACGCTGCCGATCTTGTGACCACAAACGGAATTAAGGGCATCCGGGATATGTCCACAAGGACGAAGGATTTCCTGGGGATGCTCAAATCCGCATATGGTCAGGGCGCGCCGAAGGAAACAATAGAATATGTTCCGTATAATTCCGAGATCGCTCTTCTTCCGAACAAGAAGGGGAACAAGGTTTCAATGGAAGACTATCTGAAGAAAGTCGGTGGCGTAAGGATGCAGTCCTTCTCTGATTTCCTTATCGCGAATACATTCGACTATATGCAGATGGTCGCGGACATGGCGGCAAGAGGATTCCCGGCTCATGCTTATACGAAAGAGATCGCATTTGCCAGGATATTCGGTATGACCGGCATCAAGATCAATATGAGCGTCATGTTCGATGTTGAGCCGCAGGAATTCTGGGGCAAGGTATTCCACGAAGCGGATTATAAGAAGCAGGAGGCCCTCGCAGAGAAGTATGCTGGAATGACCTTCTACAAAAATCTGGAAGACATTCCTGAAGAATTTGTCGATTACAATGCGGACGGCGAGCGCATTGTAAAGCCTGGTGGAAGTGTCATGGCCGTGACCGAGAACGGCGTATCCGGCTATGTGACCTATCTTGTTGGCGATGAGAATCGTTCGAATCGCGAATGGGAACAAGTCTATAGAGATGCTATAGCGGAAGGGCTGGATGAGGAAGCTGCGCGTCAGAGAGCAAACGAGATGCGTAGGTGGATTCAATCCATCAACTTCAATGAAGCTAAAGAATTGCAGAAGCAGACCGGGTATGGGAAAAACTGCGGCATCATTGGCGTGGGAGTTTCCGACATCAACATCCTTGTCATGCTGGCGGATGACAATGTTCCGTACATCATTCCGTATCATGCTTCCGGTCTTCCTGAAGTTATCAAATCGCTGACGAATCTGAATCACGCTGCCGATTATACAAACGATCAGAACACCAGGATTTTTGTCAATCTGACAAACGCGGATGGCGAGGAGCTTGGCTATGATTATGTAAGGAAGTTAAAGAAGGACCTTGGATCATATCACGCCGCATGGAATTACATTGCGGAAGGTATCCGCGCAGGAAGCATCAAGTACAATGGACGGGTAGCCGAGAAAAATGAGAAGAATAAGGACGGCGAAAATTATGACCTGGGTGCCTTGGGCGGATTCGACTATTACGGAGAGCTTGAGAAAGGAAAGAATCCGAGAGAAGCCGCCGAGGCATATCTCGCTTACTGCGATGAATATGGCCTGCTCCCGGTCTTCCCGAGGTTTGTTGGTCACCAGAATTACTACAAGCTCCTGCTTGATTTCAGCGTGACAGACCTTTCCGATAATGGAGCGACATCGCCACAGGGACCTGTCAGAAATATCTATCCGGGTGCGAATCTGGAAGAGGGCGCTGAGACCTATGACGATCTCCAGAACATCATCAGCGATGAAATGGAAAAGCAGAACGAGATCAATCAGTATCGTGATTCTGTCGTGGAAAGAGTGACAGAGGAATTCTCCTCGCGTATGTCTGAAGCCGATGAGGATACAAGCGACATCCGCGCCTCTTTCTCTGAGGATTCCGAGAACCAGGTGACAGAGGAGCAACGGGATGATTTCATAAAAAAAGCGAGGGAACAGTTTGAGGAAATATCCGGTCTGTCTATCTCAGACTTGAATCAAAATTACTTCAATGACTTAATGGATTTTGCCGTTAATAGATTGAATGATTTTGTCAGGGTTGACCCGAGATATGTACATGACAGCAAAGACCGCGAAATTAATAGTCTTAGCTTCAGCATTGTAAGAAAAATTAAAACCCCTTTGTATAACGCATTGCCGGATCAGAAATTCAAAGGCCGTGGAAGGATTCGCGAAGAATATTCAAATGCATTAGCCAGGCTTATGTATGAGACGAGGCAGAGCGTATACTATGACACGGACAATGTCGCTGATGAGGATGACATCATCAGCCAGATCGCGGAAGAAGCGACAGACACAGAGGACATCCCCAGGGAGGACGCAAAGGACGAGGAAGACAGAAGAAGAAAGGCGAAGTCGAAGGAAGATTTCTTTGCACACATGAACGCCGAATGGAACGAAAGGTGGCTGACGGAAGGCAAGGTGCTTGAGCCGAAGTCTGTCATGAAAGACATCCGGCAGCTTGTCATGGGAGTCATGCAGAACAGCGACACCAGCCATCAGTATAAGACGAAGCTCGTTAACTCTACCATGAAGGATGCGAGAAATGCGTACAAACTGATGAAGGAAGGGAAGTGGAGCGAAGCCGGAGATGCGCTTTATGCATCCGCTCTCTATATGCTGGAAGATGCCGAATTCGTGGATGATTCTCTCTTCCAACAGTTTAAGGAAGTGAGAGATTATCTCAGGCATACCGAGATTTTTGTAGGCGATGAAGTAAAAGCGGAATTCGAATGGGATCGTTTCTACAAAGAGAACCGGGCGCGGATGCTCCTGAAGAACGGCGGGACGAACATCGACAAGGTATATAATGAACTTGCCGAGATGGTGCCTGGGGAATTCAACGAGGAAGAGGTATCGAATCCGGCTGACCAGCTTTCTGCGATCGCGGATTTCCTGGACAGGATTAAGCCGTACAGACAGGCATACGATTCTCAGACGGCTTCCGAATTGGCCTTTGACATCGCGGAAGATCTTTTCAATATCGTGTATCAGCAGGGCGAATCCTATCAATCTGTTGCGGACACATACAAGGCCAAGTATGACGAGCTTACCAAGAAGATGAAGGCCGAGCATAGGAATGCGATCAGGAAGATTCGTGAGCAGGAAAGGGACAAGAGGAATAAACTCAGAAAGGAATTTACTGAGAAGAGAAAAGCAGAAAAGGCTGCGGATAAGGCCAAAGCCGAACACAAACTGATGTACAAGTCCATCCAGAAGAACGTGAAGAAGCTGTCCGACCTTCTGACGAAGGAAACGGACGAGAAGCACGTTCCCGATCCGCTCCGTGGTCCTCTTTCCGAAATGCTGACATACTTTGACCTTCAGAAAGAAGGAAGCAAAATCTGGGAGTCGAAGCATGGAGTATCCAAAGCCGCTCAGAAACTGCGCGATCTCCGGGAAGCATGGCAGAAGATCGCTGACGAGTCGGATACCGGTCCCTTTGAGTATGATGAGGAAATGCTTGAAAGAATCCAGGATCTTATCACAGCGCTGGATGGAAAAGGAAGCATTGACTCTCTTGAAAATGAAGAGATGGATACCATTGACGATATGCTGAAAGCCGTCCTGCACCAGCTTAGAGTGTACGATTCTGTCATCAAAGAGAACGAGCGCGTCAAGATCGAAAGCATTGCGGACCCGTTCATTGATCGGATGTATGACCGTATCAGGAAGTACGGCAAGAGAAGCGAAAGGGACGGCATGATCGGTGCGCTGGACCGTCTTGTCAATGAAGGGGAAGAAACGCCGGTGTACTTCTTTGACAGGCTTGGCGGTGGTATGCAGGATATGTTCTATGAGCTTAGAAGGGGCAACGATAAGCATATCCGCAATATGAATTATCTCCGGCAGCGCTTCCAGGAAATCTGTGGCGGTCATGAGAATCGCCTTGGAAGAAGAAAACTTCCGGGGAGCGAGCTTGAGAAGTGGAGAAGCGCCGGGAGCTTACAGAAGTTTGACCTGGCATACGGCACAATAGAGCTAACTCCTGCACAGATCATGAGCGTGTACTGTCTCTCTCAGAGAGAGCAAGCTAAGAAGCATATGCTGAAGAATGGTATCGTGGTAGCGCCTGTCACTTTCACTGCGTCCTTTGCGGAAGATGTGAAGAGTAACATCAAAGGCAGGAAGACGAACACGGAACCGGTGCCGCTCACAGAAGCAGACATCGACCAGATCAAGGCGGCTCTTACCGAAGACCAGAAGAAGATGGCCGACGATTTCATGAAGCTCCTGAACGAAGACATGAGCGCATGGGGCAATGAGACTTCTATGGAGCTTCTTGGGTATCAGAAATTCCGGGAGAAAACATACTTCCCGATCAAGAGTTCAAACGAAACTCTTAAAAAAGACCCCAACACCAAAACTGCAGAAGAAAAGATACGGAATTTTTCGTTCACCAAGGGTCTTGCAAAGAACGCGGACAACGCCATCATGGTAGAAGACATCTTCTCTGTTGTAGCAGATCACTGCAACAAGATGAGTCTTTACAATGCGTTCGCTGTTCCTATCAGGAATTTCTTCAAAGTTTATAACTACAAGCGGAAGGACGATGAAGGAAGAAGTAAAGATCTTCAGCAGGTGCTGGCTGATGCTTTCGGTAAGCAGGCGAATGCCTACATCGAGCAATTCATGTCCGACCTGAACGGCAATACCAAGACGAAGAGCGATCCATTGGAGGCGGTGCTGAACAAAACGCTGGCAAACTACAAACGTGCTTCTATCGGGGCTAACGTGAGAGTAGCACTTCAGCAGCCGACAGCAATCATGAGGGCGTTCATGGTGCTGAATCCGAAATATTTCGCTGGCATCAAAGTGGTTTCCCCGGCCATGACGAGAGAGATGCAGGAGCATTGTCCTATTGCTCTCTGGAAATCCTGGGGGCATTACGATGTCGATATGGGACGCGACATCGAAGAAGTGATGATGAACAATGACTGGTCCATCGGTGACACCTTAAGCATGGGCGTATACGGTGCGCTGGATAACTGGACATGGACCATGATATGGCAGGCGTGTAAGAACGAAGTCAAGGAAAAGAATCCTGGAGTCCAGGAAGGTACGGATGAATTCTGGGAATTATGCAACAAGAGGGCTTCCGAAGTCTTTGACAAAACGCAGGTGGTCGATTCCATTTTCCACAGATCGGAGACGATGAGAAGCAAAAACATCATGACAAAGATGATGGTATCCTTCATGGCAGAGCCGACTCTGACCTACAACGTACTCCGGGATGCGGCTGTCAATGCTAGAGAGAGGCTGAAAG